CAGTTTTATATAATGATGAATTGATTGTAAAATAATCAGATGATGTCAGATTCTTTCCAGGTGATAACTCGAAGCCAACTAATTTTATTTCCTCGAACCATAGTTGATAAAGTTCGGCATCTGCAAGAAATAGGATGTCGTCCCCGTTAATCAACACAGGGAGTTCATTGAGGGAAGGTGGATTTATATTTAATATAAAACACTTTTTCTTGACAGCTCTGTAGAAACAAATAAAGTTAGCAGAACACAGGAAGGGGAAGGATAAGACAGAACCCATTAATTATCCATTCTTTTATCTCTTTCCAATAAACGGTTCTTCAATCTTCTTTCTATTCCACTATTTACTGATCCACTTTTTAAATGCATTAGTGTATTCAGCATCTAATGCTTACCCTTTTGGTGGGTAATACAAAAGTTATTCTAGTAAATTGGATCTGAAGGAATCTTTCATGAAGTCCGGAGCATCGGTTGCATCTAAAACGGCTTCCAATGACTATTAAGTGAAGTTAATTGATAAGTTATCAGTAGCAGCACTATAGTCACCGGAGACGAAAAAGATTCGCTCACTTCCCTATAGATAATTGGGAAGTTTATTCCTGACGAGAAGATTTGGTAAGATGATTTTTGAGTCGGCATCACTATATGTGAGTGCAGTATTTGTTAATTTGAATTATTAACATTAATCTAATCGGCTCTTAATTTTCTTTTGGAAAGGACGAGATAGATAAGAAGTTAAGAAATGGCTCTTTGTTATTGTTCTTATCTTAAGTGGTTCTAATAAAGGAATTACTTAGGTACATTTGTATATAGGATCTTATAAATTTAAAGATGCTACATGCTAAACAAAGAGTTTCCAATCAACATTTCCATAGTCGACAAAAACATGTCCATTATATCCAGAGCTTTAAGGCTCCTTCGTAATGAATATGTTCTTATCACGATCTATGATCTTCTTCTTCTTGTACAAATCCGAATCAACCATAACATGATATTCGAAATCGTCTAAATCTTTGAAGAGATTTCCATGTTCGTCTGGGAACTGCTCACTATATAATTTCAGATAAAAGTCCTGAATCCATTAAGGACCCAAGAACTCGAGAACATAACCTCTATATTTTGGAATATCTAATATAGGGTAGGATTTTAACATAATATTGTTGAAAATATTATCGATCCTCTGTCTTCGAGTAATGATATCGGAATACTTATATATAGCAGCTCTCTATCCACCGTCAGCCTTACGGATTCCGAATGATGATCCTGAACCACATTCCCAAGGTTTATCAACTTTGATTTTAATTGGAGTTTGTTTAATCCTATTTCTAAGTTTCTTATGAAGCTTAAAGATATAAGATAGACAGTCCAAATCATCTTGGTCTTAAACATAAGGAAGTGGCTCAACTTCTCATAATTTCTTTTCATGTGATTTAAGAGCATCATTAATAAAGGAATCAG